TGTAAATTACGCTTTAAGTAGCTGCTGTAACAATAAAGGTGTAAAATTAATCGAATAATTACACTACCAATAGGTCCGCCAATCGCAAGGAACTAACGCGCTGATCTAACCACAGAAGAAGATGATGCACCTCTCATCTTCATTAAACGTGATCTAGATGTTGATGTAACACCTTTGATCACGCTATTTTGTGGACTTACTAGAAGTCCACGACCTAATCCAACTGAAACACTCCAAGCTTGCGATACACCTGTTACTTTACCGATAAAAGTACGAGATACCCTAGATTTATCCATTACAGATTCCTCTAGCATACGAATCGCTTTATCAAGTACTCTTCTATTCCCAAATACTGATTTCTCAGTTTGTAGGAATTGAGGCAATGCATCAAGTGAAACACTCAATGCATTTAAAGCACCAGATTTAAGCAATACAGGTAATTGGGACAGATCAGCTGCAAATGCATTAAGGATACTAACAACTTTAGTACCCAAACTACGAGCTGCAGCTTGTACAGGATGCATTACTTGTAATTCTGCATCCTTCCTTGACAGTTTATCCTGTATTGCAACTGTCAATGGTATTCCTGTCCCGGCAAGCTCTGTACCATCGGTATACCCCAGCTTACTTGTCTCTAAGGCAATAGACAAGAAAGATGAGGCCTTCTTAATTATGCTATCCACTTTTGCCATTTGGTCAGAAACCAAACAGTAATAGTAGAAATTTTCCACATCAAGAAGACTAAATCCGAATGCTGATTCGAACTTAGTAGTAGAGTATAGAGGAGAATCCTCTAATATTACTCTATGCTTCATACCTGTTACCGTTACCGGTAACACATTAAGTAATCCTAATCTTTCAAAATCAAGATCACTTAAGAACAATCCAAAGAATTCGTATAACTCGAATCCTTTACAAATACCTCTTGAAGCTAAATATTCCCATAGATTAATGGAATATTGGGCATCAAGAACAGTATTTGCTAGCAAGTGTACTGGAACTCCTGTAATCTCATGACCATTTAAGGCCACTCTTTTACAGAACTCTGCCATTGAAACAAAACCTGTAGAGTATAGAGATTTTTCAAGTGCAATTTTTACACCCAATAATTTCATTATACTAATATACTCTTGAACGACTTTTTCGTTTGTTAAAACAATATCGTCTCCAAGTATAGCATACTCCACAAAATCTTGGAATCCAGCTTTTATGGCAGCTAGTCTAACAATAACATGATGAGTTATTGCTAGAGAATGGAATGAAGATTTAAAGCCTTGTGGTTGGCCTACTTCATATCGAACCGCATGTCCATTTGGAGTTAAGAACTCTCTATTTGATAAAAGAGAACCCCAAAGTTTTGCTATATTCTTGTCACCAAGAATTAGCCCCATTATCTTTTCCTGTAAGATTAATGGTAATCTATCAGTTGCCTTTGATAGATCTAGAGAGTAACATGTTTTCCCTAACCTTGTAAACTCTAAAACCGCAGCAAATCCTGCTTCTTGATTATAAGTATAATCTTGAGGAATTAAGGATAAGCATGATTTTAATAACTCCATAAATGGAGAAAGTATACATTGAGAGAAATAATCTCCAATCGCTATTATACGATTTTTGATACCTTTCTCAAAGATAACATGTAATCTACTATGAATAGCAGATTTTAATACTCCCCCGGACATGGGAGAAA